AGGTCCAGTTATTCCTGTTGGACCAGTTATTCCTGTAGGTCCAGTTATTCCTGTTGGACCAGTTATTCCTGTTGGGCCTGTGATTCCTGTTGGACCAGTTATTCCTGTTGCACCTGTACGACCTGTTGGACCTGTGATTCCTGTTGGGCCTGTGATTCCGGTAGGTCCAGTTATTCCTGTTGGACCTGTGATTCCTGTTGGTCCAGTTATTCCTGTTGGGCCCGTAGGGCCAGTTATTCCTGTTGGACCAGTTACACCTGTAGGTCCTGTTATTCCAGTAGGGCCATCTATTCCTGTTGGTCCTGTTATTCCAGTAGGGCCAGTTATACCTGTTGGGCCAGTGATTCCTGTTGGTCCAGTAATTCCTGTTGGACCAGTGATTCCTGTAGGTCCAGTAATTCCTGTTGGGCCCGTAGGGCCAGTTGGGCCAGTTATTCCTGTTGGGCCAGTGATTCCTGTTGGGCCCGTAGGGCCAGTGATTCCTGTTGGGCCCGTAGGGCCAGTAGGGCCAGTAGGGCCAGTGATTCCTGTTGGGCCCGTAGGGCCAGTAGGGCCATCTATTCCTGTTGGTCCTGTTATTCCAGTAGGGCCAGTTATACCTGTTGGGCCAGTAGGGCCATCTATTCCTGTTGGTCCTGTTATTCCAGTAGGGCCAGTTATTCCTGTTGGTCCAGTGATTCCTGTTGGGCCCGTAGGGCCAGTTACACCTGTAGGTCCAGTAATTCCTGTTGGGCCCGTAGGGCCAGTAATGCCAGTAGGGCCATCTATTCCTGTTGGTCCTGTTATTCCTGTTGGACCAGTTATACCTGTTGGACCAGTTATACCTGTAGGTCCAGTTATTCCTGTTGGACCAGTTATGCCTGTTGGACCAGTTATGCCAGTAGGGCCAGTTATGCCAGTTGGTCCTGTTATTCCGGTTGGTCCTGTTGGTCCAGTGATTCCTGTTGGGCCCGTAGGGCCAGTAATGCCAGTAGGGCCATCTATTCCTGTTGGGCCCGTAGGGCCAGTAATGCCAGTAGGGCCAGTTATTCCTGTTGGGCCAGTAATGCCAGTAGGGCCTGTTATTCCTGTTGGGCCCGTAGGGCCAGTTATTCCAGTAGGTCCTGTTATTCCTGTTGGGCCAGTTGGACCAGTTATACCTGTTGGGCCAGTTGGACCAGTTATGCCTGTTGGACCAGTTATTCCTGTAGGACCAGTAATTCCAGTAGGTCCAGTTATTCCAGTAGGTCCAGTGATTCCTGTTGGACCAGTTATGCCTGTTGGGCCAGTTATGCCTGTTGGACCTGTTGGACCAGTTATTCCTGTTGGACCAGTTATGCCTGTTGGGCCAGTTATGCCTGTTGGACCAGTTATTCCTGTAGGACCAGTTATACCTGTTGGACCAGTTATTCCAGTAGGTCCAGTGATTCCAGTAGGGCCTGTTGGACCAGTTATTCCAGTAGGTCCAGTTATTCCTGTTGGGCCAGTTATACCAGTTGGTCCAGTTATGCCAGTAGGGCCTGTGATTCCTGTTGGACCTGTTATTCCAGTAGGCCCAGTAGGCCCATATTTTCCATTAATGAGTGAATAAACTGGTCCTACCAATCCGACTCCTCCCGTATTAATTAGTTGTGCAACAAGGTCAGTAAAGTTTTCACCAGTCGGTCCAGTACCTGATATTTGCCAACCACCCACCGTTCCAAGAGGTGCTAATGGATCTACAGCAGGTCCAATATTAATAAACGGTGTAGCAAAACCAAATTCAGTATAAACAATTCCAGATAAATTAGAACCAATTAGTCCTTCATTCACAGAACCCGTAGGACCAGCAATATTAATTGTCCCAGGTCCCACATAAAAATCTTTCCATCTTTGACCAGCATTACCCAAAGAATATATATTATCTACAGCAGGTACTAAATTTACATTAATTAATACATTAGAAGGATCAAGAATTTGCAATAAACTGTTATAATATACCATATCAGTATTAGATGGATCCACTAATAGTACGGATCCCGTTCCTGGACCAATAATAGGCAACGTTGGTCCCGTCGGACCAGTTTGTCCCAAATTTGACACACACTCATAATCATCACAAACATCTTGTTCGTATTCACATCCACAATCACAACTTCCATCACATTCATCCGTATCACAATCACACCCACACATATTTGAATTTGTAGATTTAGATCCTGATAATATTTTGTTTAATTCAACACCATTAATAGTTTGAACATTTAAATTAGTAGTAGTAATATTATTACTAGTTAAATTATTAAGATAATGTCCATTATTATTACTCATATTATGATATATTATGTTATAAAAATACATATTCATTTTAACTCTTTTTTCAGTCGGAAATTATACACAAAAAATTATATCTAAATATATAATTTTTTATTTACAACTGAAAATTATGGGCAAGGAAAAGGTCTATTTCTCTCAATCACCAATGGCAACGGCATTAATGTCGGTTTATTTTCATATATATTAACCGTTTCTAATTTCGCAAGTTCAGGTACAAGACACGGTTCTGGTTTAACTAAATTTGTAGAATTAATGCCAAATAAAAATGACTCAATCTGGACAGGGTTATAAGATAATTTATCTCTCGGTAATTGTCCAGGAAGCAATCCATTGCCAGGCAATCGCGTTGACCACGCTTCGCCATATTGCGAGTTTTTATACAAATTGTATTGCTGGTTTTCCTTGTATTGTCTTTGTTCTAAAGCGTAATTACCCGGTGTATTTATATTTCGTGTTGAGGCCATATTATACTACAAATATATAATAATTTTTTATTCAAAATTAATTGCCCCATTCAATGCATTTATATGCATTTCATTCATTTTACCATCATTTAAAAAATCACATAAGCATAAATGGGTCAAATGAAAATAACTATAAGAAAATAATAAAATGAATCCACTCATTAAATCGTCAGACAACAAATGTGCGGATAGCTTTTCAACCATTTTCATTAAAATACTCTTTCCGTTATCATTAGATAATTCTGCAAATATTTTCTTATATAATCCTTCAATCATATCATTCACTTTTTTATCATCGTATTCGTTCAAGCCGAAAAAAGCCAATAATTCAGTTTTATAAACTATTACAGCCATTTCCAACAACTCATCTTCAGATTCTTCGTGAATAATTGGACTAACATCAACAATCATTTTAGATACAGGATTCATTTTAACAAGAGAAGCATCGTAAAAATGATAAGTGCACATAAATAAAGTATTATACATACTATTCATTTTCTCGAATCCACTCTTTAAGTTCATTTTTACACTATTTAATATTCCGAGTACGATTAAATATGAACAACAACAATATAAATAATAATTATCAATTTACAATTATGTATACGTGTCAAAGCAAACCATATGATTATATTTTGAATTGTTGTTTCTACATTTTAACGATGTATTCAGGGTTACTTTTAAGTAAATCCGCCTATAAATATGCTATTAAAAATTTAAATGTAAACATTGATTCCGAACAATTATGCCAGTTTCTTTGCTCATATTCGCTTTTTTTCAATATCCTAGTATCAATTTATGTGTATTTGAAAGATTATCGAGAACACTATATTGTCGATATAGCCGGTGTTACTATTTTAAGCGTAGGTTCATATTTGTATCACTATGATATATACCGTAAATTTAAAACAAGACAAATAGTAAAATACAATTATCCGGAAAATTGTTTTTTTATTGTTTTTGATAATATATGCATTCATATTCGCACCTTTTTAACATTGCGTACCAATTATTACTATAATGAAACTGCGAATATAATATTGACCATCTATTTTATTATTCAATTAACTAGTTTTTATACATTATATGAAAATATATTAAAATTCTATTATGATTCGACATTTGTCAAAGAAAAATTATTCAAAATCATAAACATATTAACTATAATTCCTATTTCATATAATATTGTTTTTATATTTATCAACTCGGATTGTAAATACGGTGCACCTTTTGTATTCGTTAGTATATTCACTGGATTATTAATATACATTGAACCGTTTAATAATTTAAACCATTTCGCTATTCACATACTAATCATTGCCCAAAACTATTACTCGTCTCTCGCAAATACTGAAAATGCAAAAGTTTTATGTAAAATCTAGATATATTGGTCATTGTTTTGCTGATTCATATAGTCGCGATCCCTTGTTAGTTCACGAGACGGAATACCGCCGCGAATCCATCCATCAGACGCGACACCTTCAACACAATAAGCTGGGTTTGTTACTCTGTCTTTAATATCCGAGAGAAGAGGAGTCGTAGTATATTTCATATAACTCTTTTCTGGAAGACGGGTCACAGAACGCTTATTGGTAATCAATTCGCCTTGTTGAATTTGAGACTCCAAAATAGGATCGACCGAACCGCGGCCTAAAAAGGGGACAGTCGCAAAGGGACGTTGAAATAAATCGATCTTGCATCGCGGATGCGTAACCAGGCCACCAAGAAGCAATTTGGATGATTGATCAACGACGCATCCACCTGATCCAACACTGCTAGGCCCATTGTACATAATGCCTGGTTGTGTTGTAGCTAATTCAATCGGCTTTCTCATAGTACAGTCATCTGCAAAATAATTCTGCAATGTATAATTGCACGCCTGTATATTTTGAATAGTCTCTTGATCTTGATAACACACATCTGAACCAATTCTACTCATATTGTCGAACGTATAATTAGTGACAAATGCCATTTATATATACTAGTTTTATTTTTTTACTAAATAAAAAAATAAAATTTATCATAAAGGTGTAAACATTAAATATAAAATCGTAATCGTATTAATAAAGCGTGTATCTATAATTATCTTGTACCCTCGCCATTGCACCCGCGGCATCAGAGTCTTTACCTGACGGCATATTGCCGTATAAAAAGTCGGCAAATGCCCCTTGGTCATTAGCAACTCTGGTATTAGCCGTCGAATAAAAATTTCGATTTGACTGATCTAAATAAAATTTTTCTCCTAAATCGCCAAATAATTGCTTATTTGTATTCTTAATCCCTGGATTTAAAAATTGTACCATTTTTTTAGTTGAACCTGTAATATCTTCGTAAACATCCGGATTAAAAGCCGGCGGGGCAGATTTTCTATCTGGATTATCACCAATATCGGTCAACAAAACGTTGCCAAAAGGATTCGTCTTCGTGTTATCTACAAAATCGCTCCTCAAAAACTCCTGCAATGTTGCCGGATTTACAAGTTTATCCCCTTTACTTGTAACAGTCGCGTCACTAAATCCTTCTTTCATTGTATTTTTAAACATTTCTTTAGTTACCTTCTGTTTTCGAGTCTTGTACAATATAAAAATCACAATTAACGTAATAATTCCGACAATTAGAATCTTTGCCGACATTGTAAATATAAATCCTAAAATTGTCAAAATAATAATCAATCTACTAATAGCATCTAATTTCTGCTCAAACGTCATTTTAGGTGTGGGCCACAATTCGAAAATGTAATCCTTGTTCAATAATATCGACGGATCATTAGACCAAAATGGAATAGGTGATGGCATTATATATATACATTTACTAATTTTTTCACTGTCTTATCTATTTCTTTCCCTTCTTCTTTTTACCCGAAGCCTTTACTGTTTTATCGTCATTAATATAAGCAATCAGCTCTTCGTCGCTCATCGCATTCTGTTGTGAAACTTGTTGAGCTTCTTGTGCAACCTTTTGAGCTAATTGTGTTGCCAATTGTTGTGCATTTTTCAGTTCAGCCTTTTTTTTAAGTGTCTCCTTCATTTTTGCCGTCTTTTGCATACGTTTTAACTGTTCCGCCATCGCATTTGTGTCCAATTTTTCATTCTTACCTAAATTTGGCATACCCATACCCATCGTCTTTAACAAATCCTGTATATTACCCAATCCGGGCATATCCTTCATCTTGTTCATCAAATTTGTCGCCTCTGAATACAACTCATTCTCTTTGATATCACCCCGTTTCAATCGTTGATCCAATTTATCACCAACATTTTTAACCAACTCCATTAATTTTCCAGGATTACTAAACAAGGTTTGAAATATGTCACCCGCATTTGAAATATTGGCCATATCAATATTCAAACTGCCAGCTGTCTCTTCTGCAATTTCTTGTGCCAACTGACCCAATTTTCCACCCATCATACCAGTAATATGTTCGTGAATTTCATCCGCATTTGGTAGATTTTCTATATTTATTCCAGTAGACTCGTCATTTTTTCCTGGTGTTTGTGTTTCAAACATTTTTTGCATATTACTCAATGTTTCCTCCAATTTACCCTTAAACTCATCCTCATTGATCGAATCAAACAATTTAGCCGTGTCACCAAAAGCCTCCTTATTTTTCATCGAACCAACAATAGATAATAATATAAGTTGCAAATATTTCCAAATTGTATCCCTCGTGGCCTTTGATATATCACACTTCCATAAGTACTTGAAACTAATACCCGGTAAAAATTCAGTGTTTGCACTCGATGTATCCTTAAACATTTCTTCAGACTGATACAAAATATCAATAAATCTCTCAGGAAAAACCGTCAAACAATGAGCAAAAATAAATTCCATCTTCTCTGTCTTATCCTCTTCAGACAATCCTTGAAAGTCATTTGACCACCACTTAAATACTATTGGCTCATATTCTGGAAATGTGGTTAATATATCCGAGATAAAATCCTTGATTATTTTTTGAAACTCGTTCGGGATAGCTTCTATTTCATTTGTCGACATTTATATGTTTGATATAAAAAATATGTTTAAATCAAACTATTCAATAAATATATTTTACATTATTTGTTAAATATATCGTTTTCACGCATTATAAAGTGATGCTAATTTTGTCAAATTTTGAATATATTTCATCGTCTTTGCCCTGTCCTCATCTGTCATCAGCTTCACCGGATTTCTTAGACGATCGATACCTTCTACAATTTTAGCAGAATTATCTGCATAAGCTAAATCATTCGAATAATCTTTATTAATAAAAAAATCAATATTACCTTCATCAATCATATTTTTATACTTTCCAACAACATAACTCTCCCAAATTTGTATAATAAGCTTCGGATTTGCCTTTCGAATCATTAACATATAATTCTTTGTTGTTAATATATCAGCATTTTCTGGAAAAACACGAATAATGTCATCCATAAACTCAATAAAATGATTGTTAAAAGCTGTTAATATATTTGAATTTGCCGACATTTATTTTATAGTTACTTAATAATATTCTTTTAAATTATTAACAAATAAATATTATTATCAAATAATCATCTCAATTAATCTAATACCCTAAAACGTTTTTTTGCCCGTTAACGAGGCATATTCCTGATCTCTCTGCTGTTGTAATTGTTCTATTGTTAAATTCTCACCAGCTTTACTTTGCCTATAATCAAAATCATCGGTTGGAGTTGGTATTTTATCATTTTCATTGAGACCAAAATAATTATGCATTTGTCTCATACCACCATCACCCTTTGTATTTAATTCATCTGCACCTTGATCTAAAAAACTAAAATTATCAGAAACAACCCCTCCGAAATTCAAACCGCCTCCTAAAGTAAAAGCCATCGGTTCCATATTGTTGCTCGTTGAAATTTTGGTTAATGTCTCTTGCTTCGGCTTCAAATGTTCATATATATGATCACCATATAAGACCTTAAAATTCTGATTAATTAATAATAATGCGGGTACCTTTGTTACATTCTCAGGCATTACCATTTTTTGACCATTCTCTAAAACAATGTATATTTTACCATCCTTTTCCTTTGTACGTTTATCAATACATAAGAAATGTATGTCTTTATTTACCTGCGACTTTGAAACCGTTTGCAATAATTTTTTGGAATGTTCGCAAAAGTTTGAATAATATAATATTGAACTCATTAAATTATACCAAGCTTATTCGAAACATTTTTTAACTCAAATATATATTTATTAAAAAATTGAATAGAAAGAATATTAAATATAATAATAATATAAACAATATGAACCCTCGTATCCAAGATGTCAAAGAAGATGGTAATACTCTTACCTTTACATTGAGCAATGTAAATGTTAGTTTAGCCAATGCTGTTCGTCGAACTATTCTTTCTGATATACCAACAGTTGTATTTAGAACGACTCCTTATGAGGAGAATAAAGCGGTATTCTTAGTCAATTCAACTCGCTTAAATAATGAAATTATGAAACAACGACTCAGTTGCATTCCGATCCATATTACTGATCTAGAAACACCACTAGAAAATTATATATTAGAAGTCAATGTGGAGAATTTGACAGATACTATACAATATGTTACCACAAAAGACTTTCTCGTAAAAAACATCACAACAAATAAGTATCTATCCGAGAAAGATAATACAAATATATTCCCACCAAATGATAGTGGTAATTATATTGATTTTGCACGCTTAAGACCCAAGATTTCCGATGAAATACCCGGCGAGAAACTGCATTTCACCTGCGAATTTTCCATCGGGACCGCAAAAGAAAACGCTATGTTCAATTGTGTATCAACGTGTTCCTATGGTTTCACGCCTGACGAAGAAGGGATTGACCGCGAATTGAGCAAAAAAGTAAAACATTGGAAGGATCAAGGGTTGACTAAAGAAGGTATCGATTTTGAATCAAAGAATTGGCGATTATTGGAAGCCCAGCGAATTGTGAAAAAGGATAGTTTCGATTTCATTATAGAAACCGTAGGAGTATTTGCCAATAATGAATTAGTCAAAAAAGCGTGTGAAATATTACTCAAAAAGTTGACCGATATGATTGTTCTAATCGACAAGGATGATTTAAAAATCATACCTTCGCAAAACACAATGCCATTTTCATTTGATATTATTCTAGAAAATGAAGATTATACCATCGGAAAAGCACTCGAGTATATGCTATACTCGAAATTCTTTGAAGATATGAAAATTCTAAGTTTCTGTGGTTTCAAGAAGATGCATCCCCACGATTCGGATAGTATTATTCGCATCGCATATAAAGAATTAACTGATATGAATGTTATAAAGCAGAATTTAAAGGCGGCTATTTCAGATGCAATGTTTGTGTTTGAAAAAATCGGAGAAAAATTCTAGAAAAATCATACGCCATAAAAATAATTGGCTAACAATTGAATATTTGCTGAATCCATTACTCGATTAGTACTGTCATTTCTATTTCTAAAATGCATAAATTGCATAGATAATTCTTCTATTTTTTCTTTAGTTAGTTCCTCTTCAACACTATATCTATGGATAATATTATTTTTGTAATTAACAGGATCGATATGTAAATTTATCAAGTATGCTATAACAATATCATCATAATAATTATTAACGTAATATTGTATATTTTCATTCAACACACCAGTTTTAGAACCAGATACAGAGTCACTAATTATACACGTATCGACTATTTTTTCTGCGATGTCCCTCGACATTACTATTCCGGCACCACTTACAAAATCTATGACATAATACTCACAAAAGATTCCACCAACATAATTATGTCTCGGCTGTTTATCCAAAAAGCTAACTAATTTGGGAATATTGTAAAAGGATGATAAGTTGGTTCGTATCAGATAATCGTAGTTGTAACGATTTTTGAAATAATGCATTGAATAGATTGATTTCAAAAAAATACCTGGTATGAAACTCTCTTCGCAATTATAGAATATTGTACAATCATCGTCATTTACTACAATCTGCTCTGTCAAATCATCTCTACAATATAAAAGATAGATTTTAACATTCTCAAATTTGTTTGCGTATTTTTTCCATGTCTCAACAATATTTGCGTATTTATCATCGTAAGATGCAATAACTAACATTAATATTTTGCATTCACTTTTATTTTCTACCAATTCATACATTATGTAATAATGTATAAATCTATTTATATTAATTTTTATATTTAACTCTTTTTACATCTCACAATCTTTTCGATTCCTTTTTCGCATATTATAATTCATCGAATACATTTGCAAAGTAGCATCCAACTCATTCACATACTTTATCACCACAGTATTCGTGACAAACTCCTTCTTTGGCATTAATTCATTCAAATATAAACGATGAATATGAAACATATGTGTGCGATAATTTTCCGCAAATTCAATCAGCGGCTTTTCCTTTCTGACATAACACGAGATGTAATTCTTATGCAATGTCTCAGTAAAATCGTGCAAACATTTTCTAAAAAAAGAACAATCCTTCTTATATTCAGGATAAAATGATAAAAAATCTCCAACCGCCCCTTTTTTTCTCAAACACAGATATTGAAACTGCAATTTCGGATGGTTTCCTCTTAAATGTCTCACTGTTTCGTAAACCGGATTACGCAATTTTGTCCGAGTACCATCTACCTTGTTTTTAATAATAATGCCAACAACATCATATGACGTATTCATTGATGCATACTTCTCTTTTAATTCATCATAACTTGTCCAATTATTATCTATTTTTGGAAAAAGTATCGATGTATGATGCCAAAATCCCATTTGCTTCACATTTTCCATATCAGACGGAAGCACATGCACAACACCTTCGGATGTATTTTGGTAAATCTTGTATGCGGCAACCAAATATAATTGCTCCGTTTTGAATGGAACTACAATACGATTCTCTGGATGTTGCAGAACAAAACTATAACAATATGAATTATTCAACATATTTAAATCAAAATTATTTTTAAATGCTGCCTCCATAAACATACCGCGAAATGTCTTAGCATCCTTTGTTTTATAAAAAGACACCTCTCCACCCACGCTATTTCTAGTTGCCAATTCCCACGCACCAGATAACCCAGAAGTTGAATCCCAAAACACATTGATCATTGTTCCCTCTACAAACTCCTCTGCTACAATAGAATCGTTTTTCACTGGATTGGTTTCTACAAATTTTTCAAATGGAATTGATTTAGGTGGAGCAAAACTAACAACATTATTATTAGCGTCTATAATGACAGATCTCAATAATCCATTTGTCGGTATTAAATCAATCGATAAAAAATTCTTATCATATCGAATAACCTTGTATTGTTGATTGTTCCTTGTAACTACATTTGTTTTACATAGTTTAAGCGTTTCAGAATCATCATTATTATCAATTAGTAGCTGCTTAAAACCAACAATGTCGGTTAATTTATAAACCGTGTTTGTAGACATATTACTAAATAAAATAATATATTATCTTTAAGCCATTAAAATATATTATTAAACGTTGATTCATTTTGTTTATTATAAAAATTTCTATTATAATTATAGGATAATGTCATCAAATAAAACAAAAGATCCAAAAACATTTAATGAAGGGGATAATAGCGATGAAGAATCTGATCGTGATTTGGATGAAGAACAAGAACAAGAACAAGAAGAAGAACAAGAAGAATCTGTATCAAAACCAAAAATAAGGGATGATGAAGAGTCAAGTGTCATTTCATTACAGCTTGGCGACGTTATCAAACTATACGATCCTACAAATGATATATTGAACAACAAAACATTCATCATTGACTATATTGATAATGAAATCATTAAACTTATTGATATTGAAGATCTAAATGCAGTTCAACTTAAAATAAATGCAGACGGAGTAATAGCTGCAGGAACTATCACAAATATCGATCTTTTATACAGAAATGAGAATCTAGGATATGCTAGACAAAACGATTTGATGCCTGGAACGTGGATTAACGTGTTTTTTGGAGGAGATACTCCAGTTATCATAACTGGAGAAATCACAAACTTGGAAGAAGATATGATCGAAATTAAAGTTTACCCAGATAACGATATTCTATACATTAATTTTGGTTACAAAGGTATTCCGCTTGATCTACCGATAGACACAATTGAAATTCGAAAACCACCAGAGAAAAGAGAAACCCCTGATATAAAAGAAGCAGCAGAAGATTTCGGACCAGAACTGACATACGCAGAGGCAAACGATGAAGATTTAGAAGATTTTATTGTACCAACTATAAACGTAAAGAACCAATTGAGAGAGTTTGTGATTCGTGCTGATGAAATTCATTTTGGACGTGATTTAGGACCTATTACCCAATTTATCGATGTGGATGAGAGCCAACAACGGTTCACAGTCGAAGCTCAAACAAACGATCTCCTCGACGAGCTCCTCTCAAGAATTCCCAATACACAACGTACTGCTAGTGTTCTCAATAATATTCATATTATGATTGAACGTTTCAAACAATTACGCTCCAATTTCTCCGAAATGGACAGCTATGGGAACATCATTTCTGCAAAAGTGAAAGGTTCCGATTGGAAACCACTTGCTGTTGATCTTATAAAAATGAAGACTCTTCTTTTCTGGATTTTACCGGTTGTTAAGAATGTCAAAAAAGTCTACAATATAAGTACCAACGAAGATACAGAATATCCAGATATTGTTTCACTTCTTACAGATGAAGACCTGGGAAATATCAAATTAACAATTGACAACTATCACTCTAACAATGTGCCACTTGAACAAAATAAATATATTGCAATGATAAGTGATCTTAATCATCAATTTACTCCTTTTGAAGACGTGAACCCTGAAATGAGCAGCGACATATTATACACTTTTAATGTAGAAAATGAATTAAATACGATCATTGATAATTTGGGCGAATTTTACTCGTCTGTAGCAGAAAATGATGCCATTAAAAGCAGAAAGTTTGTAATGCAAAAATATAATACCGCATTGTCAAGACTGGAAACAACCCAGCTTACCGGGTCCAAAATGATCGCTCATCGCGTTAAAATAGGCAATTCGGACACAATGGAACTAAAATCAATCGTCTCTTTACCTGAGCCAACAATTCGATTCTCCAAAATTAATCTCCCTGCCACCAATATTCTCGAAAGAGCCAACTTAAACACTATTTTCTTAAATTATTGGCAATTGTTAAAGCAAAGAACAAATGTCCATAATATCAGTGTAGATAGTCTGGAAAATGAATTGAATTTCGACGAAAAGAATTTTGCTAATAATATAAAGTCATATTTTTTAGATTTTAAAGAAGAATACAAATCAATGACACCAATAGAAATATACAAGAAATATTTGAATGTCATTGTCCCAAAAACCCGCGTTTTATTCAATTTGATGAAAAAATACATAAACGGTAAATTATCGGTAAAAGACATTGTCAGCTATTTAGAACCATTTCTAGTATATACTGACGATTTAACATATATGCAATTCAAAGAAATCAATCAATTCTTAGAAGTAAAGATTTCCGAGTACAATAAAAGATTCATCGAGAGAAAACGGGCATTTGATGCATTCAAGCGACTAGATTTCCCTTCTTCTGCAAATTATTCAAATTTAAAAAACCTATTAATAGAAGAATTCGTTAAAAATGAAATTTATACTAAGAGTTATGAAATACCTAGTAATGATACTAATTCCGAGTTTTTAACAAAAATTACGGAGACGGATTTCGGGAGCTTATATTATTCCACACTTTCACTTGATAATCTTTCTCTTATGTTGCCAAACGATGTTTCTTCTCTCGTTGAAGAAAACCGTGAAACCCTTGAATCAGGTTTGGACGAAGCTTCCGCTAATAATAAATGTGTCACATTCGTTATTGCAAAACAATATAATAATGTGGACGAAATAACAGCCGATAATGGAAAGACAATCTTTTTCGACAGAAAATATGATAATACTCGTTACAGTATATTAGACGATTATGAAAAAGAACAGATTAAAATGGATCCCGCAGCATTTCAAGATTTTCTAGTTGAAAAACTCCAAACAAAACACAAATACAGTAAAAAGGATGCTGAATATATGGCCGAGACACTTATAAATGGTGTTAAAAAGGTTGTTGACGGAAATATTGCCATCCTTTTTGCATTAGACGAACAAATGTTGAAATATTATCGACGCACAAATAATCGTTGGGAATTAGACGATGCAATTAACGCGGATTCTTTTAACACAAACAACGAAACAATGTTGTGTAATTTTCAAAATAGCTGCATTGAAGTTGAACAAAAATATGGTGCACAATGCGAGTCATACGATTTAAACAAAAAAGAATTACAACAAAAAGCGTTAAAATCAATCGTAGATGAATTTGATAAAAATTATCAAATATCAAAATCAGAATTAGAATTGAAATTAAATCAACGTTTTGATTACTATTTCAGCATAATCGATAAGATTAAAGATATTGAACACGCTAGAATGTATAAATATAATGATGCACAGTACAATTTAGGGCTTAGCTCGGAAGATTCGTCTATTGCTCTTGCAGAAGCATTGGTTGTTTCGCCCTTTTTGAAACTAAGAGATCTCATTTTAGGTCAACCCGATTTTGTCAAAAAACAAAACGATATTGTCAGATTTTCGACACGATTTACGAGAGAAGCAACAGATGAAGAAGATAAACACTGGTTATATTGCGTCGAAACAAGCACCAAATTATTACCCGTATTTTTAAATGTGTTGGCATCGCAATTTATAGAGAATCCGGGTCGTTATATTGAAAAAATGGATCAAATTATTAAAATGTGTGGAACGTTAAGTGACGACGGTGATGCGTGGGTCGATAAATACAGTGGTTATGTAATAAGAAAAATCGATTTCGACGTTGATGAAGGGTATGAAGACGGGTTCAAAATATCGTCAAGAGAAATTATGGAACAAGATGCAGGAGATGCTCTAATGAATGGCGACAATGAAAAAGCAAAAAGGGTAAAATACCAATCAGTAGAGACACAGTTAGCTGCCAATGTTATTTCAGCTATGTCGGCAAATATGGGAATAAATATTGAACAACAAGTCGAGTTTATGCTAAAAATTTTTACCAATTCTCTCGCGTTGGCTCTACCAACAGAAGCAGATTATAAATTAAAAGCAAAAGAGTTGGCAAAGAAGGGGAAAAACATACCAGAATATAAGAAAATTTATAATATTACTATTTTATATTTATCACTAGGTGCACTGCTTATAGGTATACAAGCTAGCATCCCATCTATTAGAACAAGGAAAACATTCCCGGGATGTGTACGTTCATTTGTCGGGTTTCCATTTGACGGTGCCGGTGATTTTTCTGCTTTAAATTATTTAACTTGCATTGCATATAAAATACGAAAAGGCGGAGATGATCCGTGGTCGGGATTTTCTGGTATAAAAGAGCAATTAATATCACAAAAAATAAGAGAAACAATAGAAACATATTATTTGAACAATACCGATGTTGTACAGAAATTCCGGGAAAAAACCGAATATTTATTGGAAAATCCAGAAGAAGAAATACCCGTAGAGCACGATCTGAGCCAATGGATAAATTTTTTGCCACCCCTAGTCCCATTTAAATTAAAAATGATTGAGAATTTATCATCTCAATTTGAATCCTCATTTATGAAAGATATGAAGACAGGATCGAGAGAACAATGGGATAAACAACTCACAGTGGAATCAAAGATAATCTTCTTTTCTCTCGCAATCCAAGAAAAAATACAAAAAATCCTATCGAAGAAACAGATGTTGTTAACAAATGCGTCCAATGAACCATTCTTAGAAAATGCTTGCTGCAATTCCGAGTCCAACAAAGAAATGACCACGCTCAACTATTTTGAAAAGGAAGACAGAGATATAAGTCAATTTAATATTATAGTTAACCATCTTTCAGATATCATATTCGACGTGAGACATATATCTGAGGCTCCTTATTTGTTCTCTCGAGAGAACACGAAAAACATCTATCCGCCTCTTAGCGACGAATTTAATGAGGAGACGATTTATCGAGCATTCATTACCTTTTGTAAATTTAATTCAAACACTTCACTAGATGAAGAATTGATTGCTATATGTACAGATAAACCAGAAACATTTAATATATTCGACTCAATAAGTGAAAAAATACGCAAGTTAAAACAAGAAGGGAGACATTATAATAATGAGGCAATGTTGCGATTACTTCAAATAGTTGGACGAAAAAATGCAGTCAATCTTTCTCTTTACGATAATTCGGTTGCACCTATGCAACAACTTCGAAATATTATAGAAACTGTTATTGAAACAAATGATGATGTATTGCCGTCTTCATTGATAGAAAACATTGTGAGTAATTTGGATACATATGATATTGCAGTTAAAGAAGATTCAGAAGAGATGCGAAAATTGAAAAATTATTTAATAAAGTCAAATGCGAGTTTAAAGGGGGAAATATTCGAATTCCTGGTAAGATACGGCAGTTTATCAAAGAGGGACAAACCTAAAATAAAGGAAATATTGAATAATTTAATTAAATGGGAAGATTGTGATATGGAAAAAATATATGAAGAAGGTCAAACAATTTCAGATGACGCAATGTATAATGCAATTGAATTTATAAAATCATATCTGCAGAATATACTGAAGACCTTTCCTAATATTATAATAAATTCAGTGGATTATCAAGACATAAGGGTTCCAACATATCTTGGTCTCTCTAGAAAGCACACGACAGATATAAAAGCATTTGTAGGTAAGTATTATGCTGGGTTGAATACATTTTACAAAAATAAAGTTCTCACGAATGTACTAAATTTTATTCAATTAAAGTGTGAAAATGTACTATTAATGGCAAATAATACTTATGCTTTATCGGATATTCATTATAAAGGAAATCACAACCATTCTATTTTTGATAGAAAGACGAGTCTCCTGCTATTTGAGCAATACTTTTTGACCGCGTTGCTTGAATATGTACATTTATCAGAAGACGAATCGATGCTTGTGCAGACGTTTTCTGCAGATGACAGTGACGAATTAGATGCAAGAACGGTGGATTATAATGAAGACGAGGATCAGCGGCTAGAATATACGGGAGATATTGCGGCTACTGGTGTACAAATAGGAAATATGAAAGATTTAAAAGAAAAAACAGCACAACTGTTGTTGTGTTATTTAAATATAATGAATGACCATAAAAATACAATCGATCTATCTTATGATAGAATAATGGATCTTGTATTTAAAACAAAAGAACGAGAGAAGGATACCTTTACAGACCGATTAAAAGGCAAATCGGATGAAGAACGCAATGTTGATACCATTTTGAAAATCAATAAACTGGGTGTATGGAGCAAAGGCTTGCAAAAAGGGCTTACCAGTTATGTAAAAGAGAATTACGATGAAGAACGCGAATATTTTGAAGAATTAGCCGAGGTCGAGAGAAAAGTGATGAAAAACAAAAATGTGACAGATAGAAATGCTGATCAATACTTGGAAGATTACTTAGAAGAAGCTGATGCTGCTGAATTTATTGACCGAGAAGAAAACGATATCGGATTCCTCACCGAAGATTATATGGATGGAGACTATCAAGGCGGCGAAGAAGAGAATTATGGCGAATACGATTAGGGTGTCGTAGGTCGACTCATTTTTGTTCACTTAAAAATGCCAAGTAAAAATATAAAAAGGATAATATTCCGTAAATAAATGATGTGATTCCATTCTTAATAATATTTCCATTCTTTTCACCTAAACTGTCGTTTACTATAAATGCATATTTTGACCCAACAACTAGCCCGATGATCATTCCAATGATAATCATTAATCCAACATAATAGTTTATATTTTTATGAATATAGTATTCATACAACCCAAATAATCCCATAGGCAATGAGCTTATAAACAACATTGTACCTGCTATTATAGTTACACTTCCAACTAAATTCCAATATTGAAGCAAAAAAATCATTAAGGCTGCACCTCCGGTTGTACCCACAAATGATGCATAAAACCCAACAAATAACCCTAATAATATTAATATTATTTCACTTCTCATTCTAATAATATATAAAGTTAATAAATAAATTAGTTTATAATTATATATATAATTATGAACCCGACTTTTATCCGAAATAATCCTCTTTTATGTAGCATAGTATTATTTTTAGCTATTTTTACCATTTTTCAAATAGATAAACCAGGATTTTTATATAACTCCGATGGAAGTATAAGGCAATTTGGTATTGGATACAAAAATAAAACAATACTGCCTATTTGGCTATTATCTATTGTTTTAGGCGTACTGTGTTACCTTTTTGTGCAATATTATTTACATAAAACTATTATTTTTTAGCCAATAATTTTTACTTCAAAAAACAAAAAACATCAAATAAGTATACATCAAATAAGTATACATCAAATAAGTAATAATAAACAAATAAAAATATTTTTATTTATTATTAATGTCAAAACCCGACTATTTAATAAGCAAAACTATAATGCAATTTAATAAATTATATGGTAAAAATAATAGCTTAAAATGTGTGTGCGGCCCTCACTCTCTTCTCTCCTGCAAAAGAGCTCAGGTTGAAGGTGAGAAACACCATTATAAGTTGATAAATAATGTATTGAATCAATTCAGGGGAGCAATTTTAAATAATAATTTTGGCGTGGATTTCAATAAAAAATATAGTTCGACAATAATTAAATACATCAATAATTATTTATTGAAATCGCATAAAACAATATTACCTCTTATTATTCTAGTTAATAAAGAAGAAATGCCAGAAATAATAGAAGAATTAATTATTAATAAAGATTTAGTTAAAGAAGAAGAAGTAAATCTAGAGAAAATACACAATATGGCAAATATATTGGCACGTTATTATTATGATTCCATCGTAAATGATGTTGGAAACGACGACGACAGTAACGAATCTGCCGCAGACTGGTTCTATAATAGAATTAAAAATACTTTTCTAATAAAAGTAGCAAAAGAAACCATTAAAAATAATGGTCAATCTTTTCTTTGTTCTAATTGCAAGAAAAATATTAATTTGGATTCGCAAATAAGATTAAACTGTAATCACCACGTTTGCACGGTTTGTTTTAACGATGATATTGAAGGATATAATACTCTAGATAAAGAAAATTTTATTGAATACCCGGTGTGTTCTAAATGTCATTCAACAGTGACGCATATTTATCTGACCAACGAAAAAAACAGAGATATATATACACCCTTAGAATACGGTATTAAACCTTTATTTTTAAATGAATGGACCTAAGAATTACTATATTGCTGATCAGCGACAAGCGAATTTTGTGCATTCTTTGTATTTTCATTATCTAAATAGGCCTGATAATTTGAAACCATAGAAGCGGAATTCGATGAACAACCTCGAGTAATTATATTATATTGAACAATGGATATCAATAATAATGCAGTGTAAAAATACCACATTATTTCTCCAATATTATCTCTCGTTTTTACAACACTATAAAGACGGTTTTTCAAGATACCTAGTTCAGTTGTATCATCCTCTGCCATAGTTTTATAAATGTCTTTCATCAACGGTTTCAAAATAGCCCAATATTCCAAAAAATTTTCAGGGACAATCTGATTTATCATTATTGACGCGTTGCCACATAATTTTATTATTGCATCTGCAGCGTGTTGCAGAGCCGGTCTATCTGCCGCATCCGATTGTTCAATAGACTGCTGTATATTCGTATTTACTAGTAATTCATTCAAAACGTTGTTTGCTTCACTGGATACAGCAAAGTAACCGATAACATTTGAAAACGCTGATTTGAATCCAGGAAAAACGATTAATATAACTACAATTGACGTAAAAATAAAGGCCCACGGACCGAGACTTAATAAAGCACCCTGCAAAAAATTATCAGAAAGGCTCCCCTGGCACTTATTTATTATTATATACGAATTCGCAAAAAATTGTGTTATAATAACGGCTAATACATAAAAACCTAAATATATATATCCTGACCGATTTTTTTCTTGTATAATGTCATTATTTGCGTAATCAGATAATTTAATTTTAGGTCTAAAAACATAATACGCTATTGTAACGACAGTAAAAATAAATAGTGGAAATAATGTTGAACTTGAACCCGAATCATCTGCCATAATATAGATATTGGTATAATTTATTTTGATTTTATAAAAGTATTATTTAATATGGAATTCTCCAATATCTCTAAACCCATCTTAATCGAACCAGGCGTTAAGTATTTCTTAAACGAAACCTTAAAGCAATGTAGAGAATTTAAAAATACGTATCATAATACGCTTTTTAATATTTTATTACTAATTATATTTTTTACTATTTTAGGGATATTGTTACTTGTCAAGTACAAGGGTAAACTCACTCCAGCCGAAAAAGCAATGAAAAATAGAGATAAACAACAATATATATTATCAAAAATTAAAAATTTCCAAGATGCGAAAAAATTGGCCCATCAGGAATTAATTACAGGTTTACCTGGTTGGGAAACAGAATACGATATTATTCATCGTAAAAATACAGTGTAATGTAAAATAAAAAATATGATTATATTATAAACTCGTAATATGGATGAAGAACATAAAAAAGAATTTTTAAATGCCTTAAATACTTATTTTAAACTTAAAACATCTTATGAGAATGCGTACAACAAGGATAAAAATACGATTATAAAAAAGAAGGGATTAAGTTGGAAAGAAAAAAGACGTGAATTTGCAAAATTGAAGACAAAATGTATTAATTGTAAACGACCAGTAGGTACAATTTTTAAAACAAACGTTGTAGATGGCGACAGGTCTCTTACAGCTAGATGTGGTGATAAAAATAATCCGTGTCCATTAAATATTAACATAAATCTTGGTTATATTCTAGTTTTAAGCAATGAGTTGTCAATCGATGAGAAAAAAATAGAAAAAACAAAAAAAGAGATTATTATCGACAAAAATGATCTTCTCTTTGGTTATACAACGTCTAGAGAAGCAGTAGAAAAATTCGATAAGGTAAAGGAGTCTTATTCCACTACTAGTTCCAACTATGAATATTTCCTACAATTAGTGAATGATATAACCGATAATAAAACACTAAAGGATGAATTGAAAAAGGAAGAGGCAGAGGCCCAATTAACAATCGACAATATTAAACTGTTAATGAAAGACTATAATAAGAAAAATGAGGTTCAATTCGCAAAAGATGCGGTTGAACTCTATGTAAAGGAACTTACCCCGCTTTTAGATGTCATAATGAAAAAAAAATATGCCCATTCTGCAGTGGTTTATGATGAAAACGACAACAAGTTTTTTCTCATACAAACACCAATATCAATTGAAAAATTAGAGTACGATACTGCAACAAAAGAACACGGTGTTGTTTCATTTAGAACTGGCACAGAAGAAGGTAAAAGGAAAGCAAAGACGCTTAAAAAACCAAGCGAAAAAAAAGGTTCACAGAAGACGAAAACAAAAAAGGTAAGAAAGCTGCGTATATTACCTGACTTAAAGCCCGAAGAATCTGTGTCAGATGAAAAGAACAATTTAGATGTAAATATTGAAGAACATGACGAGGACTTGGAAGAAGCGTCCGTGGGGAGCGACGAAGACGAAGAATCCTCAAAAATACGTATATATCCGGAATTATTACCAGATGGAACTATTGCCGACTCGGAAGCAGAACGGCTTAACTATGATGTAGCACTCGAAAATGGTAAATTAATAGCAACAAACCCAAACAAAAGAACCGAAAAATACATAGTAACAGAAGGAAAATAATATAGCTATTTATTATAACCACACAATGTTTTTAAACTACATTTCTCTTCCAGTATTTTTAATCAGTTTAGCTATTGGCCTTTTTTTTGTTTATATTTTAGGGCCAGATACAAAAACGATCATTGTCTATCCTACATTAGAGAATATCGACAAAGTGCAGTATAAAGACGGGGCTGACAACTGTTTTGTTTTTAAAGCAACTGAAGTGCCTTGTCCGTCTGACTCTAGTTTAATAAAATCGGTACCTATACAGTCGTCCATTCCTGACGGCAAACCTGAATCATTCTTCTAGTAAACAATTAAAATAAAAATAAAATATTTTTATATTATAAATGCATCTATCAAAATTTGTTCATTCTAAAAATGGTAAATATATTATGTCAGCTCTTTTAGGATTCGGATTAGCTTCACTTTTTAGAGCCGTTTGTAAAGATAAAAATTGTATTACATTTAATGCACCCCCATTAAACGAAATTGATAACAAGATATACAAGCAAAACGGCAAGTGTTATATCTACAAAAGCGAAAATACTAAATGTGATCCTGGAAAAAAATATGTGACAATGTAATCATTTTTACTTTTTGCGTAAATATTAAAAAGAATTGTACTATATAATAATTATATGGCTGATACAACTAGCATTAATGATTTACCAGTAAATCCAGCTGGAGGTGCAAGCGGTAATGTACATTTTTCAGCAAACGAAACAAGCACGTTTGTGAATAATCAGCAGCAGCAAGCACAAGGCATCGATCAAAATACGATGAACCAAATTGTTTCCGGTTTACAACAAGCGAGCACTACCGGGGTTACCACACTACCATCACGCGATATTCCTCAAAATACACAAACTTATGTGCAAGATCCGCAGATTCAAGCAAATTATATCCCACAAGGTTCAAATGTAGATTATATAAAAGATTACGAAGACAATTATGACATTATTGATAATTACAATAAAAATCTGAAAAGTTCAAACAGTTTGGATAAATTATACGACGAAATACAGATCCCTCTTTTAATAGGTATTCTGTTTTTTCTTTTTCAATTACCGGCATTCAAGAAACTTTTACACACTTATTTCCCCATTCTCTTGTTCCACAAAGACGGCAATGTAAATATTTACGGATACCTTCTTCAAAGCATATTATTTGGTCTCATCTACTATATTCTTTACAAGATAACAGTACATTTTAACAAATTCTAGATAAACCGTCAATAGTATTATTCATTTTGCAAAAACAATATTAAATATTTTCCATTATAAAATGAAATAATGGAAAATATAAGTTCCCTTACAAATGATGCTATTCGAATGTCAATATTTTCTTATATTAAAACCGGTAATATTGTATTTGATACTATCATTACAACCCTCGCCTTTACCTCATTCAGTTATTTTATGAAAATGGTATATGAGAATAATTATAAAGATTTAAATTTAAGTAATATCAACATTATTGATAGCATCAAGTACATTTTCTATAAAAAAAACAAGATTGTTATGACTGGGAAAAAATGTTCAGCTGTATCGTGGAATTGTGTGCCAATTATAAGCTCTGTTTTCAGCGACAGATTCAAGGCTGTTTGGGATGAAATCATTAATAATATTGAAACAAATCCATCTATTTATGAAATCGAAGATTCTTTGACATTGACACATACCGACGACGATGAAAAAAAAAATAATATATTTATAGTTAGTCAAAAAACTCCTTTTATTTTTAATAAAGAACACAAGATTTATGCTACAACGGCTAGCCACTCTGAAGAAAGGTCAAATGAAAAAGAAAAGGGGTCTTCTAAGATTGAAAATATCGAAATTGTTTTGTATTCATATGAATCTTCTATATTTCAAATAAAAAATGTTATTGATGAATTAACCGATAATTATATTAAAAACATTGAAAAACAAAGAAACAGTAAAAGATTTATTTATACATTAATAAAAACAAATTATTCGGAAGACAGATTCGAATGTTGGAAAGAAAGCAGGTTTGAAACCACGCGGACTTTCGATAATATGTTTTTTGAAAACAAGTCAAATATAATCAACAAAATCGATTTTTTTATTAATAATAAAGAATGGTATTATAAAAAGGGTATTCCATACACCATTGGTTTCGGGCTGCACGGGCCTCCCGGAACAGGTAAAACGTCATTTATTAAAAGCCTTGCGTCCTATACAAAACGCCACGTCATTGTCTTATCATTAAAGCTACTGAAAACGCGTCGACAACTACAAGAGTTCTTCTATGAAGACAGATACAATGACAATAATAGAAAAAGGAGCATCGATTTTAGCAGTAAAATCATTGTCATTGAAGACATTGATGCTCAAGGTGATATTGTGTTAGACCGTTCAAAAAGAAAAACGCTATATAAAAAAAATGCTGAAAACGTGGCAAATACGAGTAATTTAATGAAACAACTATTAGATAATAAAAGTAATGATGCTTCAAAAAACGAAGTAACAAATATAATGAAATGTGCAGAAGAAGAACCGATTACATTGGACGACATATTAAATTTATGGGACGGTATTGAAGAGACGTCTGGAAGAATTATTATAATTAGTAGTAATCATTATCAAGAATTAGATCCGGCTTTAACACGCCCTGGAAGAATCGATGTAACAATTGAAATGAAAAATGCATCACGTGATATAATCGCTGAAATATATCAACACTTTTATGATTCCGAAATCAATCCGGCATCCCTTAAAAAAATAAAACCGTATTTGTATTCACCTGCTGAACTGATAAACCTATATTTAATGTATAAAAATGACGCAAATGCATTCTTAGACCGGCTTGCACTGAATAAAAAACTCAACTAACTAACATACATTCATCACCTATTCAAAAAATACACCCTCTAGATAATTTGCCGTGTAACATTCTTGGTGAAAACGCGATTGACTCTCATCAATATACTGTGTTTTACCATCTTCTATTGCAATTAATGGATAAATCATCGCACGTTTACCCTCTTTTGTAAAAGTCCAGTCAGCACTAAACGGTTTTAGAGAAGAATTTGTTAACGAAAGTTCGGCATAAGGTGACGAATATTTATTTAATAATTCCCACGCTTGGCTTTTGGTTAACATATACATCTGTGCTCCCCAAATAAAATCTGGCATATTATAAAACGAAAACTTTTCGTTATTTTCAGAAAATAAAGGTGAAAAGGTTTTATTATACTGGTCAGAGTTGTAATTAATTAAATAGCCAAGTAGAAGCAATTCCAACTTCAAATCATTAAACCTGGTTATTATTTTGGGCAACTGGTTAATAAAATCTTTTCGGATAAATATATCGTCTTCGCAAAATATACCATATTCTTTATTGCTATAAAAATAAAATTCCCGGATCATATCTAGATGTCCGTATGTAAATGACCAGATTCTTTTAATACCATCATCTATAGTTCTTCCAGCAATACGATTATCATTAAAATTCACTCCTTCATAAATAAATGCTTTTATTCCCAAGTTTTTAAAACGATTCTGCATTGCTCTTTTTCTTTCATCATTATCAAAAGATAAACAATAAAAATCACACGAATCGGTCATTATTATTTATCTTTTATTATATTTATATTAAATTAGTGTTTAATATAAAATACGTGTGGTTTCGTTTTTAATAAAATTATTAATTCTATTCAAGATTTATAATCATCAATAAATGATTGAAAATTATGTTAAAAAGCTGGTAAATCAAATGCCAATGAAGGATAAAAATACGGTAAAAACAATCGATTTAGTATTAGATGGAGGCACTTTTAATGGCAGTTATGAAATCGGGATTCTCTATTTTTTAAAAGAAATGCAAAACAATGATAAAATAAAAATTGACAGAATATCTGGATGCAGCGTCGGATCTTTATGTGCTTTATTATTTTATATGAACCGATTAGATTTATCAATTAGTATATACAATCAGTTTATAAAACATTTTAAAAAATATAAAAATATAAGTATTTTACATTCTTTTATTGACAAAAATTTAAGGGCTATTATACCAGAAAATTTTTATATAACATTGAAAAATAAACTTTATATAAGCTATTACAATTTGAAAACACACAAGAAAAAGGTGAAGTGCAATTATAAAAATACTACTGACTTGTTAAACACTATTAAACGTTCGTGTTTTTATCCTATTTTTTTAAACGGAGATTTGGTATATAAAAAAAAGTACTTAGACGGAATGAACCCCTATATTTTCGACATTAATCCAAATAAAAAAATATTGTATGTCGATTTATTTGGTTATGATAAACTGGGTCACATATTTTCTGTTAAAAATGAGCGTTCCAATATACATCGCGTTCTATCTGGTGTTCTCGATGTACATCTTTTTTTCATAAAAAAATCCCCGTCACAAATGTGCAGCTATGTAAACGATTGGTCGGCTTTTAGCTGCATTAAAAACAGGTTTGTCAAATATATATTTGAAGTCTTAACATGTTACATCGTATTTATAATTATTTATTTAATGAAATATATACCGCCATTTTATTCGCAAACACTCATATCGAAAATAATTAAAAAAATAATAAGAAATGTATATATCTTGATTATTGATCACTATTGTCTATGAAAATATTCTAGAAGTAATAAAACTATTTTCACTAGGCGGTGGATTCGTTGTTTTATAAATAATATATGCACCAATAGGAGCAAGCATCCATATCGGCACATTTGGCCCTGGTTCATTTCCTCTGGGTCCCGATAAAGAATATCTTCTTTTTGTAAATGATAATATTTTTAACATTATAAATACTAATAATGTTAAATTTTTAAGTTTATTTATGATCAATAAAAAAGACCACCGCGTCCCCGCTTCTTTGTTTTCTCTCGACCTTTCATCTTCCGTTGAGTCTTTTTTGGCTTAGATTTAATCTTGACTGCGTTTTCCTTCATATTATCGGCTGGTCTATAACGCAGAAAAAACTCATCATATTCTTTTGTCCCCTTTTTGTCTTTTAATTCCATATATTTCATCGATTTTTGTGCCCTTATCTCTTCCAACGTCAATTGATGACCATAACATTTGATACTAAAACGTTTTAGCAAGCCCTTTTGCTTCAATCGATTCGCCTGCTGCACTTTAAATAAATACTGCGACATACACAATATTCTATCGGTATCATAATAGTCTCTCGATGAATATAAGAATGCCAAATAGAAGCTCAACATAGTATCGATCGACGCGACCTTTATTGTCTTCTTATGTATTTTTATTGTATTGTAACTGTGACAAGCAATTGGTTGATAAATAAAGGCGACTGTTTCATTTCCTACTTTAATTTCGTAATGAGGAGCCACTATTTCTCCTATAGCTGATTTCTTTATTATTTTAACGTCATCCAAACCAATGTCAGAAAGCCGCTCTTTCACAATTTCCGCAGTTGTTTCAGGATTCTCCGATAATACATCAAAATCGGGGTTCTTCTCGAATTTTTTACGCAATGCTGGTGGCATATAAGTAGAATATAGAGACATTGCATATCCACCAAAAAAAACTGCACCTTGGTCTATTAATGTATCGCATACAGTATCATATATCTCATCGACATTTTCATTTTTATCCATTTTTCTCTGAAAACTTATATCTCCGCAACCGTGTGCCCTTAACGGGTAATTCTTATTCAATAATGTCAATCTTTTAAGCACTTTTTCCCAACGACTGGTATCTCCTGCCGGCCTAGATAACTCTAAATACATTGACATACGTAAATAGTTTGGCGGAGCGTAATAAATACCGGAAACTTTGATGGAGTCCTTTTTAATAGAATCAAAAATATCCTTGTGTAGAAAAGTAATATCAGCAACAGGTATAAAATTCACATATACTTTATAAGTCCCCTCGTGCATTCCTTGTTTTCCTTCTACTTCTACAAATCCCTCTTTCACATATATGTCACATAGCTCTTTCGCATCTTCTATAGCGTTCGGTGAAAAGAAATCATAATCAGGTAATTCATAGTCTCTATCATAAAATTGATCTTCCTTTGGCAATATAGAATTGATTGCAGTGCCACCATATGCCACCAATTTCTTTCTTCTTAGAAAATTCTCTATTATGTTGAAAATCTTTTTTACTTCTGGTGAATTTGCCACTTCTCTTCCCAAATTTTTTTCAGCTTTATCTGTTGCGACCCTGAGTATCGCTAATTCACACTCATTAAAAGTCATTGTTTTATCACATACTTCTTTTTTCATAATAGTCTAACTATTATTTAGTTAGATTATTATTTTACACCAACTAATATTTTTTGAACAAAAATTATATTTGAATAGAGTAATAATCCGTAGAAATTCCTCTTGTTGCATAGCTCATCTCTTCTGGGTTAGCTGGTGTTGCCTTTATTGTCTCTTGTATATATCTTAAATTTTCAGGCTTTAAAACAAACGCAGATTTCCGATCATCAAAATATTGATTTGTTATTTCTAAATTTGTATCCGCTTTTTGATATCTTAATGCAACTAGCTGGCAACCCATATCCATACATATTAAACCATTAGGATTTTCTGGATCAGAACCCGAATCAGGTAATACAATTGTCATATTTCGTTTATTATAATTCGTCAATTCATTCATATCTGGCGTATATTTAACATCATAATAGCTTAATGCCCGCATAAATACAGAATTACTTGTCATATTTACATATTCATAAAAATTGGAATTTTCCATAAATGCGGTATTTAATCGATCAACAATAATAATGATTTTCTTCTGCAAGTCTTTTAAATTAACATTACCTAAATTATGTGTTAAATATTGACTATTCGACGAAGACCCGGAATCAGAACTAGACGTATCTTGAAAACCGTTAGACATATAAGTATATTCAAAACTGTAATGCGGACCTAACAAATAATCCTTATAACCGTTCAAGATGTTTGCAAGATTATCGTACATACGCGGATTTGTACTTTTTATTCTCAAATGAATCAAAATAGGGTCATTTGGATTCGGAGTAATACCTCCGTCAAAACACGACGACTTGATTATTTCCATCACAGATGAAAATAGTACTGAATTGTATGTCTCTTTAACATAATAGTTTGGCACAGTAGATGTTGCTACAACTGGTTGATCATTCATTGAATAAATTTCAAAATCGAGACACCGGACACCCTGTTTTATAATATCAACCAATGCACACGTATCTACATAATCGTTTTTATATAAACCTCCACTGCAGCAATTATATGCGGTTTTAATATAATAGTCTTTTAATGTAAATGAATAATCGGGCTTAGCATAATTAATCGATTTAATAAACGTATTTTTATTTTTGTAGAGAGAATTCATTATATTGCATTCTCTCGATTCAAGACCACTCATATAATAATAATAAATGCAAACCATAATGATTATTATTACAAGTATAAAATATATACCTACAGTGGCCGACATATTTTTCATTTCTTTAATAGCCGTTTTTAGAGCTTGATCCATTATATCTACTATAATATATTATTTTATTGTATTTTCAAAGTAGCTTTTATTAATAATAATAACAAAAAGTTTAAAAATATAAACAACTAATTATATATACAATGCCAGGAGGTTTAATGCAATTAGTATCAGAAGGACAACAAAATATTATTTTAAATGGAAACCCATCAAAAACTTTTTTCAAATTCGCTTATGCTAAATATACTAATTTTGGTTTACAGAAATTTAGAGTCGATTTTGAGGGTTCAAAAACACTCAGGCTATCAGAGCCTTCTTATTTCACCTTTAAAATTCCAAGATATGCCGATCTACTAATGGATTGCTATTTATCGATTGATCTCCCAAATATTTGGAGCCCTATTGTCCCTCCTGATTCAAATCCAAGCACACCAAATTATACAAATGGAAAATGGGTTCCATATGAATTCAAATGGATCGAATATTTAGGTGCTCAAATGATCTCCAAAATTGAAATCACTTGCGGAAACCAGACATTGCAAGAATTCTCAGGTGCCTATTTAGTCGCAATGGCCCAACGTGATTTCAGTGCAGAGAAGTTGGCCTTGTTTCAAAAAATGGTCGGTCATGTACCTGAGTTATATGATCCAGCTAATGCAGGCACACGCGTCAATTCATACCCAAATGCGTATTATACTACTAATTCGGCCGGTTCAGAACCATCCATTCGAGGTCGCACTGTTTATGTCCCATTAAACGCCTGGTTTAATTTAAAAAGTCAAATGGCATTTCCACTTATTTCGCTTCAATATAATGAATTACATATAAATGTCACTATGCGACCAATCCAAGAATTGTTTCAAATCCGCGATGTTTACGACGTGACTAATAATTTTCCTTATATAGCCCCTAATTTTAATCAATATTATATGCAATTTTACCGTTTTCTTCAAACGCCACCAGATGTTAATTTAGGTGTGTCCTCATATGTTGATACGCGTTCAATTTGGAATGCCGATATTAATCTAAATTGCACTTATTGTTTCTTGTCAAATGATGAATCGCGTCTTTTTGCACTGCAAGAACAGAAGTATCTTTTTAAACAGGTGAGAGAAAGTATATATTACAATGTAACTGGACCGAACAAAATCGCGGTTGATTCTATCGGTATGATATCTAGTTGGCTTTTTTATTTTCAAAGAAGCGATGCAAATTTACGCAATGAATGGTCAAATTATACTAATTGGCCATATAATTATATACCAAATGATTTAGTAATCGCTCCAACCGATGGCACATACACAGTGTATCGCAATGGCACAGCAGTTAATATTGGACCAGGTGTAAATACGAACGGTAATCTTACAGGATGGCTAATAACAGGAATCAGTAATTTTGAAAACATTAAGGAAATATTGGTCAGTATGGGTGTGTTACTGGATGGTATTTATCGAGAGAATGATCAACCAGTTGGTGTCTTTAATTATATAGAAAAATACACTCGTACGGGTGGAAATGCACCAGACGGGTTATATGTATATAATTTTTGTTTAGATACATCTCCATTTAATTTGCAACCTACTGGTGCGATGAATATGAGTCGATTTACCACGATTGAATTAGAAACGAATACAATAATTCCGCCGTTAGACCCATATGCACAATCATTAGCAATATGCGATCCACAAAGCGGACAGATTATTGGAATTAATAAACCTACATGGCGTATTTATGACTATAACTTTAATTTAGTATTATTCGAAGAAAGAGTCAATATGATTACCTTTGTCGGTGGAAATTGTGGTTTAATGTATGCTACATAATAATGTCATATCTATAATATTATATTATTTTTATAAGTATAATAAGTAGAAAATTAGCAATATTTATATATTAAATATATAAATGAGTAATATTTTTTTTAATGTAAAAAAAAAATTTGTTCATACGTACAATAAAGATAATATTTTAAACATCAAAAAAGCGATCAGGAACAAAAGACTTAGACAAATGATGCGAAAAATAAAAGCGGCATTTAAAAATAAGCTGTTTCATAGTTTTAAAAATATTTCCAATTTTGAATCCATCGGTTATATTAAATCATTTAGTGATTCAATCAATAACCCTTTTATTGAAGAGAAAAATATAGTTAAAACAGATCCTAATTTTGTTATTAAAAATAAAATTAATAATCTTGATCATTTAGACAGTTTTATATTAATTATCGATTTCCCTAATTTAGGTGGAGGTACAGCGTTTTTTATAAACAGTGTTATTAGTAAATATAAAAGCACCAATAATTTTCTTATTGTGAGAAACTTTGATAATCAAACAGTATTCAATGTAAATGAAGAATACGAATTAGACAAAAAATATAACACACGAGACAGCATTATTTTTTTAGAAAATATAAAAGATAAAATAATCAAAATATTTGTAAATCATATTATCGGACACGATCAGAAATTTATTGATAAATTATTTACTTTTAATAAAGATATTAGTACAATAACCCACGACTTTTCATTATTAATAGACAAATATAATCCGTCATATAGAGAAATTATAAACAATAGATTTAATTATAAGACCAATATTAATATAAATTTATATAATAGAATCATTACCCAAGATATTGCAAACATTAATATTTTTAAACCATATTACATAAACAGTAAAAATATATATGTTGCACCATTGCCAGATTTCAGAAACTCAAAGGATAAAATAATAACAAATAATAAAAATATTGTGATAGGTATCATTGGCTACATTTCTGATATTAAAGGAAAAATTCTTTTAAAGAAAATCATAGATTTCTATAGAAATTCAAAAAATGTAAGCATTATTGTTTTTGGAAATGCCGAAATTAGTGGATTCAATAATAATCATCCGTATAGTTCGGTCGATGAATTGAATAACACACTAACGCTTTATAAACCAAATATTCTATTAGAATTATCGATATGGCCAGAGACGTATAGTTATACATTAACACTTGGTATGAAAACTCAATTACCTATTTTATATTTTAAAAAACCATTTTATTCGGTTATTGAAAATAGATTAAAAAAATACAATAAAGCATACCCTTTTGACTCGATTGATAAATTGAATGAGCTAGTTATGCAAAATAAACAAAATTATTTATATACAATTGAACCCAAAATTTATTTCAACGTATTTTGGGACATTTATTTTTCCGAAAAGATTTCATCAAATAACAATAGCGACGATAATCTAATTTTTCAAAACTCAAACAACAAATTATTAATCCAGGATTATAAAAATATAATTGAAGTTAATATTGATGAAGAAGATGATGATGATAATCTGGATGACGATGAAGACGAGGAATCAACCGAAAAATACACTATAACAGATATAAATAATAAAATTAATAATAAAAACGTAGTTATAGTTACCTCAAAAATATATGTCTCAAACAATTCCCTTTCTTACGCAAATACTAGAAGTATATACACACCAGATGAGAGATTTATACAAACGATGAATACAATTAATAGCATAAAACAATATATACCAGATTCTTTCATTATTTTATTCGACAATTCTGTTTTTGAAAATACTAACTATTTTGATCAAATAAAAGACAATGTTGATATATTTTTAAATATTACAGACAACTATTTGTTAAATTATTATACTGACGACTGTGAATTCAAAGCTTTTGCCGAAATAAGTCAAATCCTTGAAATTTATAAAATTTTGTTCAGCAAATTTGATTTCAATAATATTAACCAGTTTTTTAAGATAACAGGAAGGTATGTTATTAATAATCAATTTAATTTCAATCAATATAACAATACAAAAAATATTATTAAGAAAAACTTTAATGTAACTGACAGAAACTACTGGTACACGTGCTTCTATAAAATAAATAAAAATTTCATTGATACCTATTTCGTAAGACTGAAAAATATATTAAAGGATAAAAATAAATATGAAAATATGGATCTAGAAGTTATATTTTCTACAATTTTTAAAGATGATTTTACTTTTACAAATAATTTGGGCGTAACCCAAAATATTGCTGTATGGAATGAAATTAATAGTATTTAGTTAGCAGAAGAATAAATTTATATTATAAAATAATTATATAAATTTATGAGTAAAACATTGATAGGAAAAAACAAATATTTATAAACTATGCAAATCTATAATTTTCGTTTTGCAGTATTTTAGCTTTTTACATATACAATAAAGTAGATGGTTTTTTTAAATAAGTATGATGTATTTTAATAACCACACTAAATGAACTTATTCCAGAACCGACAAACAAATTACTATCAAACGATATTAATAAATCTATTATAGCAACAAGCTCCCTATTATTTAAATAATATTCATCTAAATTTATATTTTTTTTATCGCACAGTAATTTATTACTATGTTTTATATGTTTATAATATTCCAAATTAATTTGGTTATCAAAATCTGATATACCAGAGCAAATATATATTGGTTGTTGTTGTTGAGAAACACTGAATAATTGATTATCATAAAAATTTTTTAATCTTTCATTATAATCGTGCTTTGTTAGATTATAACAACTCGCAAAATGTTCTATAGCATCATCCTCTATTCTTAAATGAAAACAACTAAAGTTAGATAAATTTAACGACTGTTTGATATAATTTTTTAATTGATAAAATTTTTCGTGAAATACGATATTATTCATAATATAATAATATAAATTATCATCATTGTAGTTTTCCCAATTATAACCAAATGATTTATTTATATCTAACGAAACAATATTACCCAAATATATTATTTCCATATGCCTATTTGATTCAATATCATCATTAATGTAAGTATTCTCCGGTATTCTCTCGTAATCTAGATTTGGCAAGCGATAATTAAATAAATTATTAGTAATATTTATATCTAAAGTATGAAGTATTCTAATTTGCGTTTTCAAAACATTTTCTAAAAAAAAATTTATCTTATTTATATCTAATATGGAGTTTATATCTGTTAATCTGTTACTTTTCAGATCAATTTGAAAATTATCTATATATATATTTCTGTTATACTTTATTGATAATAATAATCCTTTTACAATTGTTTGTAGTTGATTACATAATCCTAATCTTGGCGAAATTATAAACATAATTATATATTATTATTATAATTATATTTATATTTATATTATTTACAAAATATATTTATAATGATTTAGTAAGTAAAATAAATCCAAGCTTTGTCTTTAAATTTAGAGCCAAAAGATTTTTAAGATAATAATTATTTAATTATTTATTTGATAAATAGGCATTTGATGCAAGTGGTCCATCATCTTGAAATTCTCCTGTTAATGTGGTTCGCATAGGATATTTTGGTAAAAACGGTAACACCCCTATACTAGGATTGAATTTTTTGTTATACAACTCCATTCCTGCTTTAAAGCTGTCTGTCCATTGGTCGACACCCTTAAAATATGTGGGAGGATCTAAATTTTCACCTTTATCATATAATTTGGCCTGAGTACCTATATCTGTTGTTAGGTTTGAATATGTAGGGGTAAAACTAGCCGTTAATTTACCTGCATCGTTTTGTCCACGAATATCAATCAATTCATTCTTGGGGATAGATACTTTGGGTTGACAGCCAAAACAATCAACATCAGTCGAACATTGTTCGCCTGTTTTAGAACAACGTGCTAACGGGCCACACATATTTTCACAACTGACCGGATTATTTATAGGCAAATCTACAGTGTGACTTGTACCTGGAGCACCAATGTCTATATCAAATCCTTCTATATTCCGACATTTCTTTGTTTTTATCAAATAATTACCCCATTTTATAATACCGACAAAAAGAAATATTGAAATCAACAACAAAAATATATTTAATACTGTTTTCAATTTAAGCTTCATCTTTTATATTATTATTTTAGATAAAATAATAATATTTCATAAATTTTTGTATTTTAATATAATATGTCGGACACAACGGATACTTCATTTATTGATAATAAAAAAAATACCAATTCATCAGATTCATCAGATTCATCAATGTCTACATCGGATGCAATAAATAATAGCGGTGGGTTTTTTTTTAATATTACAGTACAAATTATTCTTTTATCTATTTTTATTATATTTTTCGGGTTTCCTATGTTATGGAGTGCTAAAACGGCAGGGATATTCTTCAGCCTAATAAAGTATAATATTCATATATTTTCTTTAGAACAGAATCAGAATTTACCAAATTCAGTAGAAAATT